TCACGTGCTTTTTCTACCGCTTCTTGTGCAACTCTTGCGGCTTCTTCGGCGGCGGCCGTTGCAGCTGCGATTTCTGCAGCATGTTCTTCTAATAATCTCTGTGCCTCTTCCTCTGCGGCATTTGCAAGTTTCTCCGCTTCTTCTGCTGCGATGTGTGCTGCTTTAGTGTCTGCAATTGCATTAATGACATCCTTTGTTTCATCTAAAAGTTCACCAGTATCAATATCAACTTCTAAGTCTAATTCAACTCCAGCTATCAATTTAATTTCACCTTCGACACCCATAGTAAGATGACCTTCATCAAAGGTTGCACCACCACCAACTTCTGCACCAGCTTGTAAACCAACAGATACGGCAGCACTTCCAGTTGTAGTTGCGGCTCCTACCGTAACAGATGATTCTGATTCTACACCTACACTTGAACCGACACTTGCACCGGCACTACCTTCTGCACCATGAAGTCCGATTGAACCTTCTGCTTCGGCTCCTACATGAGATTCAGCGTATGCACCAGCGGAAGTTTCTGCTCCGACATCAATATCAGTTACACCACCAAGATCTACGTTTTCTTCATGTCCTGCACTTGCTTCAACTCTTACCTCTGAACTTGCTCCAACTGACGCTTCTGCACTAACATCGGTATCAGTAACTTCTGCACTTCCTCCTGCGTGTGCCTCCACTTCAGCAGTGGCTTCTGCTTCCATATCAACTCCACCTTCAGTAGTTCCTGCGTGAGCTTCTGCACTCGCACCAACCTCTGCTTCTGCACTTACACTTGAGTCTGTTACTTCTACTCCTGCTCCGGCATGAGCTTCTGCACTCGCACCGACATCTTCATTACCGACACTTACCTCTTTTGATACTTCTACACTTTCTTCAGCCACGACTTACTCCCCTTTTACATATGAGGTGTTATTTATGGTTGATCGACTTCATCGACATACATCCGTTGTAACAATTGTTTTTCTCCTGTCATTTCTGCTTTAACTATCGGCCACAACCCCCAAGCTCTTTCAACAGCATCTTCACCACCTCTACATAACATAGTACTTCCATTTTCTTGTGTTAAACGTACCACATCTACCATTGTTGATTCTATTTCGCCCAATTTTTCGCCGCATTAAAGTTCTGATGTGCAAATTCAAGTCGATTTACCAACTTGACTGCTTTACCTACTTGGTCTATAGCCACAAATCCTTCTGGCTGTGTAATCTTGTATCCCTTACTAGTTCTAACAAAGGTAGATGTAATTCCCTTTGCTTTTTCTAATTTACTAATAATCATGTCCTTTGCATCTACAAGAAGATTTTGCATATCAAATATTGTTACTAACTTACTGGATTGTGAACGGAAAAATTTCATCAATCTATCCATGTTCTGTTGCTTGACTTCTTTGGTCTGAGGTCTTTTTACTTTCTCTACTTCTCCTTTGGATTTGTCATAAACATAAGCAATCAATCCGGCGGTGTGTTTTTTGGTATTTGTAATTTTCTCACCAGCTCGGACTTTTGTATTGTTGTAGGTCTTAACCAGTTCTTTGAGTTTTTCATCTTGAGTGAGCTGTCCTAAGAAATTGGAATCTATCTTACGAAAAGTCTTACCTGCGGCTGAAAGGACATTAGTTATATCAGTTGTTTCATCTTTATTAAAATTGATAGTTCCAGAAGTATCTTTGTATTCTGCGTCTGAAAACCATACTCCAGCATTCTTACTTAATCCTCTTAAATTGACAGAGAATGACGCTGACATATCTTCCATTGTCTTTCCACTATATGTGGTATGAAAAACAATTCCCATAGAAGACGATAGTATTTTTCCTGCGTTTTCAACTGGAATTGCATAGACAATAGTATTTGGTTGGAAAGTTATGTACTGCTTTCCATCTATAGTTTCTTTTTTTAAGTCATCCTGAGTGAACATCATGTCACCTTGAATGACATCTTTTATACCCAATTTTGACAGCTCAGTGAGTGCTACCTTGAGTTTTTGGTTTAGACCAGTGCTCGGATGATTCCGATCAATGTCATCATGGGAATAATTTATCTTCGCATTCTTATTGAACACTCCCTTGGTGCCCACAAAGAACTGGTCATTCTCAGGGTTAATTCCTGCGAAGATGGCTGGGGCGCCATCCCACTTCACCGTCACATTAACGCTGGATTTTGCATTTCCAGCGAGCATATCTCTTAGGGACTGCAGGAAGTTAATCGCTCCTCGCGTTCCCACTATACCACTATTTAGAACCTCATCTTCTAGGTGTTCTAAATGTAAATTTTTCTCTTCTGTGAGGAAACCATCAAATGTAAACATTATCGTTTCATCCTACTGATTGTTCCTTCTAGTGATTCGTATTGATAACTCTCTGAAGTTCCCTTTGATGCTCGTTTCTCATCAATTTTACCTATAACACAATCTCGCATTTCCTTACCAAAACCACTAGCAACTTTTTGTCCTTGTCCAGCAGTTCTGAAAGTATCTTCTGCCAAAACATGCTCACCTTTGTCATCTTGTATAAGAATATTTCCTTTTTCTTCATCTATTTCTCCTTGTGAATTACACATTGGACATTGTACTACAACGTCCACTTGATTATTCACACTTTCTTTAACTTTAAAAAAACCATTACCTTTGCATCGTGGGCAAATGTTATTAGTCATTAGTTTTTCTTTTCTTCTTTAGACCCATTTTTACTATTCTCAACAGGTTTTAATCCTACGATTAAAGCAATCAACTGAAAAACTTCAGCATATGGTCTATTTTGTAAATATGCTAAAAGTTTTTGTCTTTCTTCTTTTGATATTTTAAACATTATTTTTCCTTCCTTTACCGTTTAACTTTTCTACTTTTTCATTTACTAAAATATTAACTGTTTGACTTCGACTTATAATTGTATTGGGTACAATAGCTCGTCTGAGCCTATCAATTTTAGCATATGTGTCTTTTGATAGGGACACATTTTTATATTTGCTTATATCCGTCATGTGATATAGTTTCCTTTCATTTTTATTTGTAGGATAATATATAATTTTCTTGGGGATTGTCAATGACTAAATTTATTTTATTGACAAATAAACCCTTGCCACGTGCCCATTCCATCATTCAAAAACCATACATTACGTTCTTCGTTGTAAGTTGCATGTTCAATTCTTAATTTATTCCCATATGTAAAGCATTCGTGTACGGTGCCTTCAAATGGAAAAGATGGAAGACTTAATTCTCCATTAAACAGTAGAATTATTAACACTATTTCTTTGACCATTGGTCTTTGGTGTCATATTTTTTCGTGCCCCATGCTATTATCTTTGTAATTCCTGGAGTCTGAATGTCCAGTGTAACACCATATGGACGCCATGCTTTTTTCATTAGATTTAACTCTAACATTAAATCAGACCACTGTTTAACAGATGCGCCTTTAGCGGATATTGTTGCTTTTTTCTTCTTTCATACTCTATATATAGGATATCAGAGGACTTTTGTCAACCCTTATCTGCCCTGGCCACGATATTTTTTCTTTTTTTGCCTTTTTTCCTGTTTATTTAGGTTCTTTTTGTGTCGTCCAATCTTTTTTCTAGTTCTTTCACGGTAGTTATTAACACCATAAAGGCCCTGTTTAGCCATTATGCTTCAGGTTTTACTTCTTTTCGTATGATTGAGGAAGGTATATATTTTATAACACCATTTATTTTTTGCTCTAAATCAGAGCCACATGTTATACATCTATAGAAATCCTTAGTTATAGATACTAGCATTGTTGGCATTTGACATGTAGGGCAAATACCATGAGTAACTTCTGGATTTAATGATACTGCTTTTTTAAAAAAATTATTCAACTACTTTTCCACCTTCCCATTTCATCTCTGGAAGTCCGTTGTCGTATCGTTTGCCATCAAATGTCAGAATTTGTTTTCTGTTGGATCCTTTTTCATTATAGCTTACGTGTATCCACCCCGCCTGACCATCGTCGGGCTTGTAAAATTCTAATATGCACTGGTCAAAATCTACGTTATTAGTCAGCCAATAAGCGACTTTAATATTAGGAATTCCGTTGATTTCAAAGTCACATGCCTGGCCCTTCGCATGTTGCGACGTTTTTTTGCTGCCGATTGCTTCACACAGCGCCTCGCTGCGGTAACCCGAGGACACCATAATAGGCTTGTCAAAGTGTGCCCGAACGGGCTCCAAAATTTCATAGCATACGTTTTCTAAATTTTTAATTTCACCTGCTCCTGGTGTATTGTCAATGCCTTTACGTGCGGCCACCATTGAACGTATCATTTCTTCAAGGCTAAAATGTTTTGATAGTTGCATAATTTCCTCGGGGTTTTAGATATTAGTTACAATTCATTTTGTCTACGTCGACAGGTTTTCCATCTGTGAAAACCCACAACCAAGATTCAACTTTTGTTCCTTCTTGAGTGTAAGTACACTTAGGTCCTACTGCAACGCAAGAAGTAAATGCAAATAGGGATAGTATTAAAAATATTTTTTTTATTATTGACATGATTCACATTCTCCTGTGTCATCGATTACGAGACCTTGAGGTTCTCTACAATCGCAGTTAGTACATTCATTTTCACTACCTGCTTGTGTGCAGTGACACATTTTATTACATTTTTTACACCATCGTTCAGTCATCTTTTGTTTCCTCTATATTATAGAAGTAGTTGTCACTATCTTCTGTTTTCCATTTTCGGTCGTCTTCAACATTCCATTCAGTGGTTTGAACCTTCCAATCAAATGGAACTTCATCCTTAACAGTAAAAGATGGAATACTCCATATAATTCTATTGTTTGGTTGTGCTGCATAATTACCATCATCTAAAGCCATGATGTGTGCGCACTTATGTTCGTGCGGTATCTCGGAATGATCCGTGTCTACTATATTACTCTCTGGATGAGCCCAGTCAACTGTAAAGAGATAGGCACCTGGATGCCACTTCTTATCTTTCCCTATATATTTTCCTGATTGTCCATCTAGGATATCAAAAGAAGTAACGCTAGGATAGTAACTAAAGCAATTCCACAGCTCCAACTCGTCAAGTCGCATCCTAGGAACCTCTTTGACATCAACGCCTCTTTGTATAAATGCAGAGATTGGCAAACGGTAGAATACAGCTCCATTTTCCATAATCGTGTGAAAGAGGATCGGACGCCCTGTAATCGAGGAGAAGCCAAAGACAATGCAGTCTTCCACTTCTCCATGGTGTTCTTTAAGATCATAAAGATATTCTCTTCTTACCTGCGCATACGTGGCAGGAATATTTGCATTCAAGTAAGCCATGCAACATAAAATCCTAGTTTGCTAAAAAATAAATAGCAACAATTACTACCACAACAGCAGCAGATATCTTTGGATTAGCTTTTGCTAGTGTCCAAAGTTGTTTCACTTTTTCCATAGTTTCCTCCTATTTTATACTACCCCAATTGGGGCCAGATTCATAGTCTACTTTGTTGGGAATTTCAAGAGTTACGGAGTTCTCCATAATGTTTGTTATTTTAGTTGCTTCTTCTGGATTATGCACAGAAATATCTAATTCATCATGAACTTGAATGTGAGGAATAATTTTTTCTTTGTATAATTCAATCATAGCTTTTTTGGTCATATCGGCGGCAGATCCTTGTATTAATTTATTTAAAGCTTTATAGGTGTACGCTCTTTTAATTCCTGGTCCGTGTTCCAAGAGTGCTTGATCATGAGGCAATGCCTTATGAATCCCGAACTGATTTGGTTCCCATAAATGAAACCTGCACAATCGTCCAAGTAAAGTCCTTATTTTTCCACTGTTCTGGGCACGTTGCATAACTG